ATATGAAGTAAATAGTTTTCATATGAATCAAATTAAAGAAGTTGGTGCAGACTTAAATGCGATTGCTCATGCAGACGATGGTAGTATCGAAGCATTTAAACATAAAAACAGACAAGTTTGGGGAATAGTTTGGCATCCTGAAAGAATGGAAGAAGCAGTGTTACCCTCAGACCTAAGGAGTTTAATAAAATGAAAGGTATGACAAACGTTTTCGGAGAGTTAGATATAAAAGATCGCTGGAATCTGAAAATTATTAAAGTAGAATCCCACGAAGTTAAAAGTTATACGCCAATCGGCATGGCATATGTTATGATGAGAAATGCTAGTTTTGATAGCAAAGACATCTCATTATCATACAAGTATGGATGTGTCAATACAAGAGATGCTTTCAGTGTATCATGTGGAGAAAACAGTTCTGCATGTATCGTTGATTTTCCTGGACTTAGTTTATTAGAAACTCGTATCTTTATACAAGAATGTTTAGACATGGGTAACTTAAGTTACATGGACGGTGGTACGAATACTACTGCTATCAATCCAGGCAGACTAGGCGACCCAGTTATTAACTATGTGCATTTCCCTGCTCATATGTATCAAACATTACACACGCATCCTTCTCACAGAGTTGGCCTAGTCATCAGAGGCAACGGCAAAATAGAATTAGATAACAAAGAGTTCTATGATATCAATGAAGGAGAGATATTCTTTATGCGTAGAAACTGTTTACATAACTTTATCTGTGAAGATGAAGATGTAATTGTCTTTGTATGGTCTCCAGACAGTGGCACAGGTCCTACAGACGAAGTTAATCCATTAAAGATCAGGACTTATGTTGGACAGCAACGATATCACAAATAAGAAACTCTTAATCATCACAGGACCTCAAGGGTCTGGTAATCATCTATTCAGTAGACTGTTTAGTCTACATGATGACGTAGGTGGTTGGAAAGAATTACATGACAAGTATTGGGTACCTAGTGATGAAGAAACATTTGCTGAGTATTGGGTCTATCCAGAACGTTTAAAAGACTTTGACTTCAGTGAACATGACTATTGGGTAGCAAATGTCAGTTGTCCTTTCATGTATGATGGTGTACGTTACGTTCCTAAGATCAAAGAATTTGCAGATGAATGTATTCAGTTAGGCATTGACGTTACTATCGGTATCATCGTTAGAGACAAGAACATCAACGAAGCACAACAACTTAGAGTCAGAAAAGAAGTCACTATGCCCATAGCACTTGACTATTACTATGACAATCTGTTAGACTATAACACACATTTCTTAGACCATGAAGCATTCTTCTTACACAAGTCTCACTATCTAAAGTATATCAGCAAAGTCTTAGACTTTCCAATTGCACATGACAATCCAGATATGATGAAGTTCATTAATGAAGATGCAAATCACAAGTATGTCAAGTATGTAGATGAATATTGGCTTGACAAAGAAGTGTTAGACGGTATTAGAACAAAGAAAGAGAGAAATATATGAAGTATATATTTGTAGAGGTAGAGTGATGAAAGTTAAAATTGGCGGGTATCCAAAACATCGTTGGTATCACAACTTTCTATATAAGTTGGGCATTACCAACGAACAGAAAGTATCAGTTCGTATTGATAACTTTGATACGTGGAGCATGGATCACACTCTTGCATATATTATCTTGCCAATGCTCAAGCAACTCAAAGAGACCAAGCACGGTTCTCCGTATGTGTACCCTGAAGATGTACCTGCAGAGTTGCGTCCTACTAAGAAAGAACTAACAGCATACACTAAAAATGGTGAGACTGACAGCAAGTTCTTTGAACGCTGGGATTGGGTGATGGATGAAATGATCTTTGCCTTTGAAAGCAAACATAACGATTGGGAAGAGCAGTTCCACTCAGGTGAACACGATGTTCAGTGGATTGACATAACTGAAGGTAAACACAAAGGCCATAGTGAAATGGTCAAAGGTCCTAACGATACATTTAAAATTGATTGGGAAGGACGCACAGCATACCAAGAGCGTATCACAAACGGCTTCAAACTGTTTGGGAAATATTTTGAGGGATTGTGGGACTAGTATGAAGTATATATTTGTAGCAGGAGCTCCAGGATCTAAATGGAGTAGTGTATGTAAGAACATTTATTTTAGTAAGTCAATCGATACATCTGATTATAGTCCAGATAGATTATATTGGCATGATGCTAGTGGAGAAAAAGAATTAATGCATTTGGGTGCATATTTTGATCCAGGTATGGAGTTCGGTGGTTTCTTTGACGAACTACCAAATTATTCTAAAGAAGTTTGTGAAGCAGAGTTTGACAGTCCTTTCTCTAATGCAGATGAGGACAAAGTAAAAATAATTAAGAGTCATGTGTTCGCACATCACATAGATTTTCTCAAAGAGAACTGGCCAGACTGTCCTATTATATTAGTTCACAGAGATGATGACGCATGTTTAGGTTGGTGGGTAAAGTGTGGACATTTTGATATCACATACCCTCTATATCATAAATACTATAAGAACTTGAAAGAGATGTCCAAGATCATTACTGAACAAAACAAAGATATAATGACTTCTTGGTATAAACACAAAGGCACAGAAGTATACAATAACATTCAATTATCAGATTGGTTACATATTGATCTTCCTCCTGAAATATATCGACAAGATTATAAACAAAAAGACATTAAAGTAAAAGTATTATTATGACACAAAGCAGTTGGGAACAATTAAAACTAAGAAGCAATTATCACTTTGACCCTGAGTTGATGCATCCTCTATATGATACAGTTGATAGAGTGGGTATAATTGATTTGAGTAGCATCACACAAGAAGAATTAGACAAAGTTGTAGCAGAATCGAAAGAAGCAACTTGGCGTACAAGAGGTAACCCTAAAAAAGAATCTAAAGTCAGAGGAGAAGATGAATTTAAGACTGAAGACTATGACTTAGAAAAGACCGGTTATGGTATCGACTATGTTGTCAGTAATCTTAACTGGGAAGTGCCACCTAACATACAAGCAATTGCAGATCAGTTTGGTTTAGATGACATGATGACTAGAGTTCATGTACAGCATCCAGGTCAAGTATGGAACTTACACATGGACAAGTTAGAGAAATGGAACCCTGAAGACCCAAGCACTGTAGAAAGATATATGATTCAACTAACAGATTGGCAACCGGGACAGTTTTGGGGTTACGGTAACTATAACTTTGCTCATTGGAAAGCAGGCGATGTGACTACATTTAAATGGCAAGATGTTCCTCACTGTACAGCAAATGCAGGGCATCATCCACGAGTTACTTTACAAGTAACAGGTGTTCGTACTCAAAAATCGATTGATTTTATTAAGAAATTAAGAGCAAACTCTGCTTAATTGCGAATACCACTATTACTTTTAACTACTTCGTCTAGTAAGTCTAGTGGCGCACCCTCTAGTTTAGAATAGTAAAGCAATGCCTTTGTGTCCTTAGGCAAACAATGTCCACCAAAGCCAAATTCACCATCGGGTCCAGGCACTTGCATGTGAGTATCGCCTACTCTTGGATCACGTTTTAGCATATCTGTAAACTGTTCCCATGATGTTTCGGCATGACTTGATTGATGCAAATGAAATAACTCATTAAAGAATGTTACTTTAGTTGCTAACCAACTGTTGATTGTGTATTTGATTAGACTTGCTGATGTCAAGTCTGTCTTAAACGTAGGCACAATTTTAACTTTGCTATGATTGATGTATGCTTGTTCTACTTCAATACAGTCTTGTAAATCTCCACCTAGTATTTGCATATGTGGATTGATAAATTCTTGTTTACTATTTGCTTCAGTTAAAAACTCAGGGTTATATACTAGTCGTAATTTGCTGTAAAGTGTCTTAAACTGTTTTAGATGATGTGGAGTGATAGTAGACTTGACAACGACCACACCTTTGTACTCTAACTTATTTAATTCTGTTAGTACGCCACGTGCAATAGATGTGTCTACATCTAAGTGTGTATCTTGTTGTGGAGTAGGAACGCATACAAATGCAATCTCAGTATCTTCTAAGTCTTCAAGTGTATTGTCTGTAAACTTTGGATCAACTATAACTTGCTCAGTGTCTACACTAAAACCATTTGCTACTGCTGAACCAACGAATCCTGATCCAATGATGCCTAACTTCATATGGTGTCCTTCAGTTTTTCGATTAGATAGAGGTCTTCGTATTCAGGTTCATCAACATAGGTAGGAGCATCTTTTAATGCTTTATCTACTTTCATTTTGATATCCCACAGTCTACGTTTCATGTCTCTGCCAGTCCAACCATCGTTACGAGGATTCTTCATCTCGTATTCAAGTTCCCATATTATGTGTTCTGCTTTTTCACTATGTGGTAATATCATGTTGTTCCCATTAAATTTGTTACTGTTTATCATAATATTTAATGCGGCAAATGTCAAGCAAAACATTTCCCAAAAGCATTTTTTGATAAATAATACTATGAGAGCCTCACAATTTATCAATGAATCCCCGCTTAAAGACTTAGAAAATAGACTTCCTAAGATTAAAAGCGACCAGTATGATGTAGACGAGAAAGGCAAGATTTATCGCAATGCCAAAAGTGCATCTAAACAAGCACACAAAGCAAGACAAGAACTAACTGCATCTGATCAAATGTTTGATGATGATTTAAACATCGAAGACGAAGCACAGAAAGGTGCTGATTGGATGGGTGAACGTCTACAGATAGAAAACATGCCTAAAATTGTGATCAGTTATGATACTGAAGAAGCCCAAGAAGGTCATCATACAGGTAAACATGAAATGGGTTCTGATGAAATTTGGGTCTATGGCAATAGAAACTTGATTGATATTATGCGAACTGTATTCCATGAATTGGTCCACATTAGACAAGGTGAAAAGGATTTAATAAAAGCCGGTGATAGTTATCCTGGCTCACCAATTGAAGCGGCGGCTGATATGGTTGCTGGAAAGTATATTAAAATCTATGGCAAAGAGAATCCACACATATTTCAGTAAATTTACTGAACATCCTCACTCCCTAGGCGAAAGTTATTTTGCCCATTTATGCTACGCCTTATCCTATGGTGTACTTATGATTTGTACCGGATTTGCAGTCATTATTCATGCTGTGTTTCCGTTCTTATTCGTCAATACAGGCGGCAACCTAGCAAGAGATATCTGCAAAGATATCGATAAACGAAACGGGTAAACGCTCCAAAAAAAAGATTGACTCCGGCCTGTAAGTACTATATACTATGCAGACAATCAAAATTAATTAATAGGAGTGATTATGTCCGGAGCAAAATACTTTAACCCAGAGCAGGTTAATAAATTAAAGCAACTTGTCAATGAAGGTATGGCAGTAATGCAAGAAGTAGAAACACTTAACGGTGGTCTAAGTGATACTGTGAAAGCAATCGCAGAAGAACTTGAGATCAAACCTTCAATTCTTAAAAAAGCAATCAGAGTAGCATACAAAAGCAAACTAACTGATACAAACGCTGACCACGAACAACTAAACGACATCTTGGAGACAGTTGGTAGAACTATTTAATGTCATACGTTGATGCAGTACACGACAAAAGCAATGACAAGATTCATGTTATAGAGCGAACACCAACTGGCGAACGTGAGTTCCGAGAGTATCCTACAAATTACATTATGTACTTTGAGGATAGCAAAGGTAAATCGCATAGTATCTATAATGATAAGGTCAGTCGTTTCTCTACTCTAAAGAAGTCAGAGTTTGAGAGGGAAAAACGAATGCATTCAGGTAAGAAATTATTTGAAAGCGATATCAATCCTGTCTTTCGTTGTCTTAGTGAAAACTATCTAAAGATAGATGCTCCTAAACTGCATACATGTTTCTTCGATATTGAAGTAGACTTTGATCCTGCAAAAGGGTTCTCTCCTCCGAGTGATCCTTTCAATCCAGTTACTGCTGTCAGTTTATATTTAGACTGGCTTGATCAACTGGTATGCTTGGCTGTTCCTCCCTCTCATATGACATATGAGACTGCACAGGAGGCTATCAAAGACTTCCCTGATACAATGTTGTTTAGAACAGAGAAAGAATTGTTTGATGCATTCTTCTCACTAATCGAAGATGCTGATGTGTTATCGGGTTGGAACTCAGAAGGTTATGATATTCCTTACATGGTCAATCGTGTTACACGTGTGATGTCGAAAGATGACACTCGTAAGTTTTGTCTATTAGGTCAGTTTCCTAAGAAGAGAACATACGAACGATTTGGTAAAGAAGAAGAAACATTCGACTTAGTAGGTCGTATTCATTTAGATTATCTAGCACTCTACAAAAAGTACAACTACGAATCTCGTCATAGTTATAAACTAGATGCGATTGGTGAGTTAGAAGTAGGCGAGAAGAAGACTGAATACGAAGGTTCACTTGATCAGTTATACAACAAAGACTTTAAGAAGTTTATTGAGTATAACAGACAGGATACTTTACTACTCAAAAAACTAGATGATAAGTTACAGTTCATGGAACTTGCTAATCAGATGGCACATGAAAATACTGTACTACTTCCAACTGTTATGGGTTCTGTGGCTATGATCGAAATGGCTATTATGAACGAAGCACATGAACGAGGGTTTGTTGTTCCAGATAAAAAACGTAATAGAGACGAAGGTTCACAAGGTCAGGCGGCTGGGGCATATGTTATGAATCCCAAGAAAGGATTGCATGACTGGATAGGCTCTATTGATATCAACTCTCTGTATCCTTCAGTGATACGAGCATTGAACATGGCGCCAGAGACTATTGTAGGTCAAGTAAGACAGGCTCTTACTAGTCAGTACATGGATGAAAGAGGACTTGAACTTGCTAAAAAGAAATCTCGTTACAAGAAAGGTGATGCATCAGTAGAAGGTCCTGTCTTATGGGAAGGACTGTTCGGCTCACTTGAATACACTGCGATTCAGAATCAGGAACGTGGCACGATGCTAACGATTGATTATGAAGATGGGCGTTCAGAAGACATGAGTGCGGCTCAGATATGGAAGATGATTTATGATTCTAATAATCCATATATTCTCAGTGCTAATGGCACAATCTTTAGATCAGATGTTGAGGGTGTGATTCCTGGACTGTTATCTAAATGGTATTCTGATCGTAAGATTATGCAGGGCAAACTCAGAGAGGCTAAAACAAAAGAAGACATTGAGTATTGGGACAAGCGACAGTTAGTTCGTAAGATTCTATTGAACTCAGCATATGGCGCACTTTTGAATGAGCATTGTCGATTCTATGACAAACGTATAGGACAGTCTGTAACATTGACTGGACGAAGTGTTACTAAACACATGTCTGCATATGTCAATGAAATAATGACTGGCGTGTATGATCACGTAGGAGACTCAATGGTATATGGTGATACTGACTCATGTTATTTCTCTGCTTGGCCAATGCTAAAAGATGAACTTCCCAAAGACATGCCTATTGATGAAAAGAAACAGATGTTCATTGACTTATACGAGAGTATGTCTGATCAATGTAATGAATCGTTCCCTGGTTTTATGGAGAAGGCATTTCATTGTCCACGTGAGAAAGGCGAGATAATCAAAGGTGGTAGAGAAGTTTGTGGCGACAGAGGTTTGTTCATCACTAAAAAACGATATGCAATCAATATCTATGATAACGAAGGCAAACGTACTGATATTAACAATGCAATGAAAGTTAAAGCAATGGGCTTAGACTTAAAAAGAGCAGATACTCCTAAGTATATACAAGAATTCTTAATGGAAGTATTGGAGATGGCTTTGTCTGGTAAAGAACGAGAAGATATCATTGAAAAGATCAAAGAGTTTAAGATCACATTAGGTCAACAGGATTCTTGGACAAAAGGTTCGCCTAAAGGTGTAAACAAACTAACTTCTTATACTCAGTTAGAAAAGAAATCTAAGACTGGTCGAGCAAACATGCCTGGTCACGTGAGGGCGGCAATGAACTGGAATACACTTAAACGTGTTCATGGAGACAACTACTCAATGGAGATCATGGATGGCTTTAAAGTTGTCGTATGTAAACTAAAGCAAAATCCTTTAGGCTACACAAGTATTGCATACCCTACAGATCAACTTAGACTCCCACAATGGTTTAAGGATCTTCCCTTTGACGATAATCTAATGGAGTCAACACTTGTTGATGAAAAGATTAGTAATCTCTTAGGTGTTCTTAAATGGGACTTGAGAGCCAACACAGACACAAACTCAACATTTGATGAGTTATTCAGTTTTGGGTAAGTTGGTGACCAAATCACTTGCATTACCCAATAAAACCAGATATAATACGCAGTATATCTACCTAAATACATTAAGAGGAAACACATGAAAGATAATTTATTAGATTTAATTGAATACACTTACGGACTAGGCATCATTGATCTAGTCAAAATCGTAGGTACAGCAGAAGAAACAGAGATTGGAGCAATCGCTGAAGACAAGTCTGTTGTCGTTAGTGGCAAGACAAAGACTCCTGTCGCTGAGTTTATCGGTACATTTGGCATGCCTAATCTAGGCAAACTCAAAACTATTCTAAGTTTTGATGATTATGATGCAAGTGCTACTATTGATATGACTCGTAAAAATGTAGATGGAGAAGATATCCCTACAGCAGTTCACTTTGCTACTAAAGCAGGTGACTTTGTTAATGATTATCGTTTAATGTCAAAAGCATTAATCGAAGAAAAAGTCAGAAACGTTACGTTTAAAGGTGCGGCATGGGACATTGAGTTTGAACCTACTATTGCAGGTATCTTGCGTCTTAAGAAACAAGCACAAGCAAACTCTGAAGAACTAAACTTCACAACTAAGACAGAAGGTGGTGATCTTAAAATCTTCTTTGGTGATCCTTCAACTCACTCAGGTAACTTTGTATTTCAACCAGGTGTTACTGGAACGTTGAGTAGAACATGGCAGTGGCCTGTTAAAGTATTCTTGTCAATCATGGATCTTCCTGGTGACAAGACTGTACGTATTTCAGATCAAGGTGCGGCACAGATTACTGTAGACAGTGGTTACACAGTTTACGAATATCTATTACCAGCACAAGCGAAGTAGTTGGTGAAACCATATGACCTACTCTATGCTGTGGGAGATAGTTACACACTTGGAATAGATCAATCAGATGATCTCAAAGGTGAAGTAACTATCCATAATAGATTCAGTCAACTGGTTGCGGATCATTACAAGTTAGAGCATGTCAATCATGCTGTAGCAGGTAGTAGCAATGAATTTATTGCAAGAACACTTCAGGATGACATGATAGATTATCATATAAATGATGTAAATCCTTTAGTTATAGTATCTTATACTGATTTTAATAGACATGAATCATGGGACGAACAGAATGGATGTCCAATGACATGCAATCCTGATCAATCTTGGTATAAAGATTGGATCGTAGATGGTTATAATATCGAACATTCTATTAAGGTTACCCAATATCATATGAATGCATGTCGTTTTTTGTTAAAATACTTGGGATATGATTTTGTAGAGATATTCACAGCACAGGATTCAACACATCATAGAAGACCGTTGACTTACGAAGATCAAACATGTAATCACTCTTTGGTCGAAGCGGCAGGTTATGAACATGGATGTTTTAAGGGACAACATACAACAGGCGGAACGTTAGGACATCTTAACGTTAACGGTAACAGGTTAGTAGCAGACACACTAATCAAACAAATAGATAAAGTATATGGATAAAAATATGGTAGAACAAGTAAATCTTTCAGCACAACAAGATGATGATTGGGCATTGTTTTTACCTGCTGTTAGTAGTTTCTTTATTGCTGGTTTAGGTAAGCAACGCAAAGGCGAAGAGTACTTTCCACAAGAACGTATTCCTGCAGGCTTCAACGGAGATGTTGAACGTCTTAACTTTCTAAATTCTAAAGAAGGATTATACACTTACAAATGGGGGTTGTATTCTGCGGGCCACGCCGACTTAGACATCACTAAAGACATTCCTAGTGAATCTATTATCCGAGAGCGGGAAGAAGGCACATTCATGTTAGGAGACTCTGGTGGTTTTCAGATCCTAAAGTGTCAGTGGCCCGCAGACTGGAAAGATCCTAATTGCCCACGTGCAATGAAGCAACGTATAAAAGTTCTGAAGTGGATGGATGCATACATGGATTATGGTATGTGTTTAGATATACCGTCAATGTCATTAGGTACATATCACGTTAAAGGTAAAGATGGTAAATCAGTACATGGTATCAAAACAATCGAAGATGCAATGATTGCTACACATATCAATAATGATTATTTTATTCATAATCGAAGTGGTGCTTGTAAGTTTCTTAATGTATTGCAAGGTGGAAATCATTCTCAGTCAGATGAATGGTATGAGCAAATGAAAATGTATTGCGATCCTAACGCATACCCAGACAATCACTTTAATGGTTGGGCATTCGGTGGTCAAAACAAGATTGACATACATCTAACACTAAAACGTATTGTACATATTATACATGATGGCTTATTAGAAGAAGGTAAGCATGATCTTATTCATTGTCTAGGAACATCTATTTTAGAGTATGCAGTATTGTTTACAGATATTCAAAAAGCAGTAAGAAAGTATCACAATCCTAAGTTAAAGATTACGTTTGATTGTGCATCACCTTTCTTTGCGGCGGCAAAAGGATTAGCATACAATAACTCAACAATGGAACATAACACTAAGTGGACTTACTCTATGGAGAAGACTGCTGAGAACAAAGACTATGCAAACGATAATAGGCCCTTCACAGACGCAGTATTAGCAGATGGTATACATGAAAAGTTTGCCGAATCTCCTGTAACAAAAGCATTAGTATTAAAAGACTTATGTTATAGAGGACATGGTTTCTTAGGTCAACATGGTAAAGAAACTAAGACTAGTTGGGACACATTGAGTTATACTATGCTTCAAGCACATAATGTGTATCAACACATGTTTGCTGTACAAGAAGCAAATCGACAGTATGAGCAAGGCAATATCCCTAAGATGTTGATGAATGAAACTTTTGATCGTATCAGATTCGGAGAAATTGTTGAAGAAATATTCTCACTTAATGATAGACAGAAGTCATTAGACTTGATCGATCAACACAGCAGACTATGGATGCAAATACAATCAGGTTCACAAGGAAATTCAGGCAAAAGGTCTGTCAATGCAGGTACTATGTTTGATCAACTTTTTTCAGTAGACGAAACTGTTGAAGTAAATAATGATGAAGACATGGAAGACAGTGACGAAGCCATTCAAGCAGTGATTGATTAACCAAAGTCATTGACTTTAACACTAAAAATGAGTATCATAGCACTATGACTGACAAAACAGCACAAAGAACTATATGGGTAACATTTAGCAAAGAAGGTATACACATGTATCCTGGTGCTGATACTGATCCTAAACTTGCGACAGGTGACTGGGACGATGTATCGTTCTTAGGCTACCCTCACAGACATATATTTCACTTCAAAGTATGGATTGAGGTCTTCCATGATGATAGAGATATCGAATTTATACAGTTTAAAAGATGGTTAGAACGTTTGTACGCAGAAGTAGAAAGCAGTACAAGTGTATTACAACTTAATCATAAGAGTTGTGAAATGATCGCAGACGATTTGGCATTAGAAATACAAACAAAGTATCCAGGTCGTTACATAAAGATTTCAGTAGCCGAAGATAACGAAAACGGTTGCGAAATGGAGTATCCGAATAACTCGGATGCATAACACTAAGGTAATATGAGAGAAGGAATATTACAATGTCAAACCCTAAAACTGTTCAAGTTTTTGAGGACCTTGAGGCTTACACAGCCTTCACAAAAGACTTCGGGTTTCGATATGAACCCGCAGACTTGTACAACAATCGCAGTTATGTTTGGAGATTGTATAACCAAAAATATCTGGCTGGTAAGCAAGTTACCAACATGTGGGACGTAGATGCAAGACGATTTGAGAAACGCTATCAACGCCGATAATATCGTATTGATCACAGGTGGGTTTGATCCTATACACAAAGGACATCTATCTTATATAGATGCTTCTAAAGAGTTAGGATCAAAACTTATCGTGGGAGTTAACAGTGATGAATGGCTTGCTCGTAAGAAGGGCAGGTCGTTCATGCCTATTGATGAACGTGTAGCAATATTGTTTGCACTTGGTTCTGTTGATGGTGTAATGACATTTGATGATAGTGACGATAGTGGTAAGGATGCGATTGTAAAATTGAGAGCAGAGTTCCCTGACAGTCATATCATTTATGCAAACGGTGGTGATAGAACTAAAACGAATATCCCTGAAATGGATTTAGATGATTCTAATGTGTCATTTGAGTTTGGTGTAGGAGGCAAAGACAAAAAGAATTCAAGTTCATGGATCCTACAAGAATGGAAGGCTCCAAAGACTCAACGTAAATGGGGTTACTATCGTGTGTTGCATGAAGAATCAGAATATGTTAAAGTAAAAGAACTTACTGTTGACCCAGGCAAAACACTAAGTATGCAACGACATAAAAGTCGAGCAGAGTTTTGGTTTGTCAGTGAAGGAATAGCAACAGTGTGGAGCATACATGCTGATGGGACATACAAGGATTTAGGTAATTTTGATAAGTTTGGTTCGACATGGATACCCAAAAAGAGTTGGCATCAACTACGTAACATGACAGATGAACCACTAAAAATTATAGAAATACAATACGGTGAAAGTTGTGTTGAAAGTGACATAGAACGAATAAGTTTAAACGGAGATAAGAAATGAGACGATTATATTATATGGGACTTGAGCCTTATGAAGCAAGATACACTTTGCAATTACAAGACTGGAGTACTGAGGCTTTTGATAAACGCAAACTTGATTATGTAGTTGTCCCAGGTGATCTATTATCAACTGATCAATCTATTGTAACAGGTCAAGTGTTAGATGCACATGGTCGTTCATACTTTGGTATGTCACAGATGATGTCTTTAGTTAAACTGATGAAAGAAGGTGAAGTAACAAGTGAAGACTGTATCTTTTTTGAAGATATGTTTCAGCCTGGTATCGAATCACTTCCTTATATCATGGATCAAATTGCTGAAGAACACAGACCTAAAGTCTTTGTAAGATGTTTAGCACAATCTGTTGACCCAGATGATTTCGTACATGTCTGGGGCATGGAGAAGTGGATGGGTCTTTACGAAAAGATGGTCAATGAATTTGTTACTGGTGTCTTAGCAACTAACGAAGAAATGGTTGCTCACATGAAGATAGCAGGTTGGACTGCTCCTATCTATAATATCTCAGGTCTTGCATTTGGTAAAGACGAAGTACGCAGACGTTTACTAGAATTAGAAGAATATAAAGACTTTCCTGATCGTAAAATGAGAGTAGCATTTACTGCTCGTTGGGACCAAGAGAAACAACCTGACTTTTATATGGACCTTATTGAAGAATGGTATAAAAGATATGGTAAAGATCATGGTATAGAATTCTGTGTATTCTCAGGTGGAGAACTAAAAAGCAATAACGATTCATATATGAAACGTACAAGGAAATTGCAGAAGCAAAAGAAACTAGTTATCCACGAGAATCTATCTAAGAACGATTACTATCGTTTGCTAAATGATACTAGAGTTATCTTTAATTGTGCATTGCAAGACTGGGTAAGCAATACAGTCTCAGAAGGTGATGCATTAGGTTGTAATGTTCTGTTCCCTGCTTATAGAAGTTTCCCTGAAACATTTGCTAATGATATAGACAGACTTTATCTTCCATGGTCACTTGAAGATGCAATAGGTAAATTACATCCATTACTAGTTGGTCCACATTCTAAGATAGGCGATATCTCTGATTGGACTAACGGAACAATTGATCGTTGTATTGACATCATGGATGGCAAAGGCGAAGAATGGTTGAGAATGTCAACTGACTATAGAAAGCACACAAGAGAGGCAAAATTTTAATGAGAATAGAATCTGAAGTTAAATTAGATTTTTCAGATGTACTTATAAAACCCAAAAGATCAACACTGGGCTCTCGCAAAGAAGTTGATCTTCGCAGAAGTTATACTTTTAGAAATTACGATCCGGACTTCCCTGAAAATACAGAAAGGCCTGGACACTACTCAGGGGTGCCGATCATGGCATCGAATATGGATGGGGTCGGTACATTTGAAATGGCTGATGCTCTTATTAAACAAGAATTATTTACTTGTTTAGTTAAGACTTATTCAGCACCAGAGTTAGTAGAATACTTTACTACTGGTAACGGTCTTGCAAAAAGATGTTATGTTGCAATGAGTATCGGTATTGCTGAACAAGACTTAGAAAAACTTGACAAAGTTATGAGTTTAAACCCTCTCAAGTTTTTGTGCATTGATGTTGCTAACGGATATTCAGAACGTTTTGCGACTACAGTAGAACAGATTAGAGAAAAATACCCGGAGTTAGTTATCATTGCAGGCAATGTAGTGACAGGTGAAATGACAGAGGAGTTAATATTAAGTGGAGCAGATATCGTTAAAGTGGGTATTGGGCCTGGTAGTGTTTGCACTACTCGTATTAAGACTGGTGTGGGATATCCCCAGCTATCGGCAATCATTGAATGTGCCGATGCCGCTCATGGTCTTGGTGGACACATCATTGCTGATGGCGGTTGTAGTAGTTCTGGAGATGTAGCAAAAGCATTTGGTGCTGGTGCAGACTTTGTAATGCTAGGTGGCATGTTAGCAGGACATGATGAGGGCGGTGGTGACATAATCACTAAGTTTTATGAAACAAATGAAATTGAGTACGAAGTTAGAGATCATTTGACAAACCGTAAACATAAAACTGAAGAAAAGAAGTTTATACAATTCTATGGCATGAGTAGTGATACTGCTAATACTAAGCATTTTGGAGGACTCAAAGACTACCGAAGTTCTGAAGGTAGAACTGTAAAGATTCCATATAAAGGCTCAGTCAGAAACACAGTACAAGACATCTTAGGGGGTATTAGAAGCGCCTGTACTTACGCAGGAGCACGTATGCTCAAAGATTTAAGTAAGTGTACTACATTTGTTAGAGTAAATAATCAATATAATAAAGTATTTGAAAATAACTAATGGATGCCAGTCTAACTATCATTGATAATTTTTATGATGAACCTGATCTTGTAAGAGAGGTTGCACTTACATGTGACTACTATCCTGAAAAGGTATCAAAAGGATTTCCCCATGGTAATGCGCCGTGGTCTGGCAAGATGAGTAAAGATGCACACAGTCCTGCTTGGATTGATGCAGTAGTATCTAAACACTTACATAAGAATCTCAGACAAATGAGACAACTAGACAGTGGCAAATTTAGAATAAGCAAGGAAGAAGGACAGCAAGGTATGTTTGATAATGTTGTCCATGCAGATAGCAGTGATAATTCCTATTATGCAGGTGTCTTGTATCTTTCTAAAGACCAAGAATCAACTCCAGGAACGTTATTTTATAAGCAAAACTCAACTGGGTTAGATCGGTTGCTAAGTATAGACCAACTAAATACTCTAGTATTGAATAAAGAAGACAAAGATATAAACCAATGGACTATGCATACAAGTTCTAATGTGATCTACAATAGATTACTTATTTACCCAGCATACAAGTTTCATGGCATCGGGCCTTGCTTTGGATCAACTGATGATACTGCTAGAATTGTACAAATTTTTACATGGATAGATATTAAATGAAAACAAAAGTCTTTATCTCAGGTGGTTGTTCATACTCTCAAATTAGAACACGAGACACACCATGGCCAGTTTGGATGGTCAAAGCATTAAATCCTGAAAAAATAAGTTACTCTGGACAAGGTTCTTATGGTAATGAATTCATATCTCGTTCTGTTATTAGTGCAGTTGAGATTGCATTGTCAGAAGGATATAATCCAAAAGATATTTTAGTAGGAGTTATGTGGTCTGGTTGTGATCGAATGCTGTATTTTAGTGATACTCCTGCAACATATGAATCAACAACTCATATTCCTGAGTGTGAATCGCATACTGAGATGATGGAAGATTTTTTAAGAGCAGAAACAGGCATGGCAGGATTCGATTACCAAGGAAAATTTGTTAGTAGTATCGATGAAGAACGACTAAGAGAACAATCAAATGCCTGGCAAGCCGCCTCTCCTACATCAATACGTAATCCTAATCATATGGGACATTATTCACTCAATGCTCATTGGAGAGATAAAAAGACTATTGAATATTTTGCAAACTATGTAAATCCAACATATGCAATTATGCAAACATGCGAACATGTTTTAAGAACACAATGGTTTTTAAAAATGCATGGGATACCTTTTTTTATGACTGAGTATGATTTTGATGTATTTACATATTGTGGTCCGCATGGGCCGGTGATAAATCATTTTTATGCAGACAAATTTGATTTTGTAGAAGGAGTAGCAGTTCATCATAATGCACTTTTTAATCGAGGCAGAGACCCTGAAAAAGAATTAGAAGAAGTATCAATTAAAGATACACACCCTGAAGTAAATTACCTTTACAAGATGATTGACAGAGATACATTTTTGCCAGTTCGTAACCTGCATCATTGGGTAAATCACGTGTCAGAACATGATTTTCCACGTAAAGGTGATCCACATCCAGGTTCAGAACAACACAAGGACTTTGTAGATCAAGTTATATTACCCTTTATACTTGAAAAATATAACATATCATCGTATAATGTATAAATACTAATGTAGCACAAAGGCTACACAAACAATTGAATTAATTTATCCGCGTTAGGAAGGAGAAAAGACAAATGTCTTATAACAAAACAAAAACCGACCCGGTTCTAGGGCAACAAGTACACGATCATTTAGTCTCAATGGGAGTAGAAACTCCAGTCATTGACAATGGTCTATCTCGTACAGACAAAATCGACAAAATCGAAAAGTCATTTGATACAATCATGGAAACATTAGGACTTGATCTTAAGGATGACAGTCTAATGGACACACCTAAACGTGTTGCTAAGATGTATGTCAACGAAATCTTTTGGGGACTAGACTATGATGCTTTCCCTAAAGCAACTGTAGTTGATAACAAGATGAAGTATGACGAAATGGTTGTAGAAAGAAACATCAATGTACAATCTAATTGTGAACATCACTTTGTAGTAATCGATGGTCTAGCAACTGTAGCATACATTCCGAACGAGACTGTATTAGGTCTATCTAAAATTAACAGAGTTGTAGAATATTTTTCTAAAAGACCTCAAATACAAGAACGTCTAACTGAGCAAGTATATCACGCACTATCATTTATCCTGAACACAGAAGATGTAGCAGTCTTAATCGATGCACAACATTACTGTGTTAAATCTAGGGGTGTTGAAGATGCAGGTAGTTCTACTATAACAAGTAAATTAGGTGGTGGGTTTAGATCAGACCCTGCACTAAGGGCAGAGTTCTTAAGTATAGCAAGGATGCAGTAATGCCTAATATGGATGTTCCTTATTGCACAAGCGAAATTCGTAAAGCAATCGTAGAGATGAATTCTTTTCACAATGATGGCTATGTTCGTTGGGGAGTCAAACAAGATTTGTATCTACTAAAGTTTATGTTAGACAATGTAATAGAAAACGCACCAACATTCGGTGATACCGAAGAGGTTTGGTTAAAAGAACAATCTCAGGCAAAGATGATGCAGGTGTTGACAAAGTAATGTATTGCGTGACTGACAATTTTCTTTCCAATGATTTGTTTGAATCATTGAATAAAGAAATGCTTAACAGATTTGATCCTAATGAAAAATGGAATGATGATCCTAGATATGGCAAAGCATTGTCAGGTGATAACTTTGCAGAAGTTGGTCCAATTAGATATCTATACCCACATGAAAAGTATGGTGCTATAGATAGTGAATATGTTAATGTTGCATGGTATTTACGTTCTCCTTCATTGCCACAAGTAACAAAGAATATCAACGAACGCATGAACGAACTCAACTTGACTAAGCCAAATGTTCGTAGTATGTGGTTTCAATATCAATCAAAAGCACAACATGTACAAGAACATACAGATCCACCATTGGGTAATAGCACTGCGGAACAATCGTTTACTAGTATTTTGTATATGCATGATACTTGGGAAGAAAATTATAAAGGTGAGATAGTGTTTAGCAAAGACGAAGGCACATTTTTACCTAAACCAAACAGATTACTAATATACAGCAGAGATGAAGCACATAGAGTCAATGAGATAACACATGACTTAGAAGGCTATCAGAGAATGCTATTTTTTATAGGATGGGGTACAGAATGAAGTTACATTATAAGGATTCAGGTAGAATAGGATTTACTTGTTCTACTTTTGACTTGCTACATGCAGGACATGTCACTATGCTTGAAGAAGCAAAGAGACATTGTGACTTTTTAATCGTAGGACTACAAAATGATCCTACAGAAGACAGGCCAACAAAGAACAAACCAGTACAAAGCATAGTTGAAAGACAGATACAACTAGCGGCAGTAAAGTATGTTGATGAGATAGTTATCTACAACACAGAACAAGACCTAATAGACCTTTTACTAACACTTCCAATAGATGTGAGAGTATTAGGTGATGAATATAAGAATAAAGAATTTACAGGTAAAGATATTGCTAAACAACGTGGTAGCAAAATCATATACAACGGCAGAGATCATTCATTTAGTTCAAGCAGTTTGCGAAAAAGAGTCGTATCTGCCCAATCTGATTGACAATTAAACTAAAAGAGAGCAAAATACATTATGTTTGGATTATTAAAGAAAAAAGAAAAGTCAATAGTAGAAGCAATAGACTTCCCTCAGGGAACCTTCTTCTCTACTAAAACGTATGGTAATGACAGAGGACTTAGTTGTTGCTTCCGACAATGGAAAGCAAAACATTCTCATTGTTCATTACTGCATGGTTACTCACTAGGATTCAAACTTGTGTTTGAATGTGATAGCCTTGACGAACGCAACTGGGTACAAGACTTTGGTGGTTTAAAAGAACTCAAAGACTGGCTAGAAGATAAGTTTGATCATACAATCGTTGTAGCAAAGAATGACCCTCAACTAGGTGCTATCAAGGACTTAGGTAAAAGTGGTCTTGCTAGAGTTGTTGTAATGGATAACGTAGGATCAGAGAAGTTTGCTGAAGAAGTATTCAAACAAATGACAATCATCTTAGAAAAAGCCAAGTACATGAAGAAATCACTTAATCCTACTGTAAGAGTAAGATCAGTTGAGTGTTTTGAACATGGTGCTAATTCGGCAGGATTTGAAATCTAATGCCAGATTGGATATTCTATATAATAATAATATATATGTTGGCTGTAATACTTTTTAACAACAACAATAGACCGAGGTTTTAAATGGCAGTAGGACAACAGATAAATTACTCTACAATAACGAGAGATCGATTAGTACAATGTTGCCAGAGTTCATCAGTTGCAGACGTTTTTCAACGAATTGTAAACGAAGAACCTAAAGCCAATGGAGAACGAATCGTAGAACGTTTAACAAGTGCTGGAGTAGAAGGGTCTGATAAGATCATCAAAGAAGTAGATGATCATATCGAATTACACAACGCAGGACTAAGCAGTGCATTAAATGTATTGGGGTTAAACTAATGTGGAATTTTTTATTTAGTCTTATTATTTTTGCTATCTTGTGGCACTTTGGCATAGTACAAATAATATTAGGTGTTATAGGAACAGCATTCATGTTATTCGGTGGTTTTCTTATTACTATAGCAGGAACATAATGGGAACACCAAATCCAAATCCGATTGCAGAAGACACTATTAGAATAACAGTGCAATTAGAAGTTCCGTATAAACATGATCTGATGCACTATGGAGAAGAAGCGAAAAAAGTTTTTAGAGATTATGTTAACAGTGATAAGTTTGGTAGTTTTCTATTAGAAAACGGACCAATCAAAGATAAATTTAAAGGAGAAAAGGATGAATAAAATTAAAGAATGGTTTAAGAAAGTAGCTGATATACACATTGCTATAACAGATGAGTTTAAATGGAAATTTAACCTTTCTAATCATCAAATGATGTGGTTTGCGTATTTTGAAGGGATTGCAACTGTGTTAATTTTACAATGGATATTCTAATGGGAACATTCGGTAATAACAACAGAAAAGCAACAGTAAAAGCACGAACAACTATAACTTATGTTGTAGACATGTTTGAACATGGTAAACTTGTGGAATCTAGGGAACTTGAAGGCAAATCAATACGATATGCTGAAGATTGTGCGGAGAATTGGGAGAACGGAATTATTCCATCTCCTTTTGTTGATGAAGACTACGAAGCGATGGCTGAAGCCATTAGGAGTGAGCGGTGAGCGATATACAAAAAGTAACATTACACCAAGTTAAAAACAGTGTACAAGAAATTCTACGCCAAATGCATTTAGACAACTTTAGACCTGATTACATTGTAGGCATTACACGAGGAGGATTACTTCCTGCGATAATGATCTCACATTATGTTAAAGTTCCAATGTATGCTTTAGATGTTTCATTACGAGACAATGTTCAACAAGGACCTGAATCTAACTGTTGGATGTCGGTTGACGCATTCGGAGCATTAGAACCAGAAGAGATTAAAATAACAAAAAGTCGTTGGGATATAAGTAAACGCAAAAAGATTTTAATTGTAGAAGACATCAATGATTCAGGAGCAACACTTAACTGGATAAAAAATGATTGGGAGGCTGGATGCTTTCCAGATGAGCAGTCTTGGAATACAGTCTGGAATCACAACGTTAAATTTGCCACTCTTATTAATAATGAATCTAGTTCATTCAACGATGTAGATTATTTTGCTGAAACTATTAACAGAATTGAGACACCTGATCTTTGGTTAGATTTCCCCTGGGAATCTTGGTGGCAGGATTGACATTTAACCTTAAAGGAGTTATAATATGTCTATGATTTATGATATCTTCATATATTTTGCAGGGTCAATTGTGATCGTTGTAATGGCATGGGGTTGCTGGGAAAGTTCCGTTATGCTAAGTGAAAGAAGCAAACTAAGAAAAATGACAGGTGCTTACTATGACTTTGAAATAGATGAAGCACTAAAAGAAATGGGATTAACAAGAGAACAGGCACTTAATGACACTAAAGTATAGTGAAACATTCTTTTCTGCACAAGGCGAAGGTCAGTATGTAGGCATTCCCTCGTTGTGGATGCGTTTCTTTTTATGTAATCTACAATGTAATGGTTTTGGTCAGAAGGATCCTACTAATCCAGAAACATATGAACTCCCTTATGAAACTATCGACATCACAAACATAGATAGTGTGTTTGATCTTCCTGTGTTTGACAAAGGATGCGATAGTTCTTATACATGGAGTAAGAAATACAAGCATCTTATCACTGATAAGACTGTAACAGAAGCAGTAGACGAACTGACAGCACTTCTCCCTCATGGTAAGTTCATACATCCAGCAACAGGACAAGAAACACACATGGTGTTTACAGGAGGCGAGCCTATGATCAAAGGCACACAACCTGGTATGATGAATATCTTAGATGAGTTCGGTAAAAGAAATAACATGCCTAACTATGTCACTGTTGAGACAAATGGTACAAGACCTATCGAAGATGACTTTGCAAATTTTATACAAAATTGGTCAGCAGGTGGCAGAGAATGGTACTGGAGTCTGAGTCCTAAACTATGGGCGACCGCTGGTGAAAAATCTAAGAAAGCAATCAAGCCTGATGTAATCGGTAGATATGCAGAAGTATCTAACAAGGGTCAGTTAAAGTTTGTAGTCAATGGAACCGACGAGAGTTGGAGAGAAGTAGAAGAAAATATAAAACTGTTTAGAGAAGCAGGATGTAATTTTCCTGTATGGATTATGGGTGTAGGTGGAACATATGAAGGTCTAGTACAGACTGAAGCAACGATTGCAGATGAAGCAATACAACGTGGATACTACTATACTAGCAGAGTTCACGTACACATTTATGGTAACGCAATTGGAAAATAATAAAAATCAATTCTCAACATGATAAATACTCATGTATAAGGGAAAACAACAATGAATTATCTATTAGAAGCATTAATCAAAAAACTTGAAGGCGAAGTCGCAATGGCAAAAGCCAACATTAAAGTATATGAAGACAATCCAGCAGGGATTGGCGAACACCCAGACGTAGTTCAAGCAATTGAAACACAGATTGAAGTGATCGCAGGTGCAGAGGAAAAAATAGAAACAATTCGCAAACATTACGGAACTTAATAAGTTTTTGTAGTAGTAAAAGTAATATGGCATATTCACAAAAAGTAGTAGACAGGTTCGAGGACGTCCTTAAAAATCCAGAGAAACATTCAGTAGGAAGATTTGATCCTAAAGATAAAGATGTAGCAACAGGCATGACCGGCGCACCCGCATGTGGTGATGTTATGAAACTTCAACTCAAACTAGACAAAAACGAAAAGATCGTTGATGTTAAATTCAAAACATATGGTTGTGGAAGTGCTATAGCAAGTTCAACTATGTTTGTTGAAATGCTAGTAGGCAAGACAGTAGAAGAAGCACAGTTAATCAAAGACAGAGACATCGCGGCCGCCTTAGAGTTGCCACCTATCAAACTGCATTGTTCAGTATTAGCAGAAGCAAGTATCAAAGATGCTTTAAAGAATTGGGATTCAAAGCGAGAAGAGTTTATTGGAAGTAGTGATAGCATGATTGGGCATAATAACCCACCAGCAGGATTACTTCAAATAGAGGAGCCGACTACTACAGTCGAAATTTAACACACACAACCACGGAGAGAAATGCCAACGAAATATAAGAAAACGGAAACGATTAGAGAAAGAGGAACAGGTAAGTTAGTAACAACTAATTACTATATCAAAGGAATATCTAAAGAAGACTTATTCAAAGAAATCAATTCAGATAGACCTAATAAAAAACGCAGAGCAAAATGTATTAGAGAGTTAGAACGCAGAGGCGTTAAAATTCAGTGGACTACAAAAGACAAAGAATCAATCATCTAAATAATTTGGTAAACAAAGGGCTTGACATCAGGCCCTTTTCCATATACAATACTAATTACTAACTAGGAAAGAGGTACGCAGATGGCGTGGTATAATACACCGTTTTGGAAGAAACCAGAACCAGAAATCAAAAAAGAAACGGTCATCATAGACATGATGAAGGATGATGTAGATCCTGCAGAACTAACGATTGAAAACGCATACAAGACAAGATGGATATGGTATCACACAATTTTAGCAATAGGCATTTTTATGACTAACGTATTATTAGTAGCAATCCTTTTACTATTAGCGATCAAACTATGAGCAAAGTATTAATTACAGGTGGTGCAGGTTATATAGGATCACATCTAACAACTCTATTGCAATCGCAAGGACATAGAGTATGGTGTTTAGATATTAACTTCCCTCATCATGCTACTAATCCTGATGAGTCTAACTTAGATCATCTTTTTCAATATCTACCTTTCGATATCAATCAACCTTTTCCAAAGGACTTTGAAGAGGAGTTTGATGCAGTCGTACATCTTGCTGGTAAAGTAAGAGTCAATGAAAGCAAAGAAATGCCTATCAGTTACTACATTACTAATGTCAATGGCACAATGAATGTATTGTCTAAAGTAAAGACTAACAATTTTATCTTTGCATCTACTGGTGTAGCAGAACATTGCTACGACCCGTATGGCGTCTCTAAACGTGCGGCAGAAGACTGTATTATAGAATACTGTATGAAACGTAATCCAAAGGACTTTTCAATCTTTAGATTCTATAATGTGATTGGTACTGCTGGATTCCCTGCAACAAACCCTGATGGACTGATGTATAATCTTGTCAATGCAATCGACACTAAAGAACTAACAATCTTTGGCAATGACTATGATACGCCTGACGGAACATGTCTTAGAGACTATGTACATGTTATGGAAATCTGTGAGTCATTATCAAAAGCAATTGACAAACCTTCAAACAGCATCGAATGTCTAGGGCATGGTGTGGGTAGAAGTGTTACTGAGATAGCAGAGAAGTTCAAAGAAGTTAACAATGTTGACTTTGATATTAAGTATGGACCTCGTAGACAAGGCGATCTTGTTGAAACAGTACTTAAAGATAAATCAACATATATGACAAACCTTTATAGTTTCGAAGAACTACTTAAGATTTAGTGCATTAACAGATAGGTACCAAGCACGTCTGCACGATTGGCTGAATCATCTCCATCACCTGGAGCAACTACAACATTCCATAAATCATTTTTAAATCCTCTTGCACCATCAGCATTGTCGCCTTTAGTACGAGAACCTAATGGTATATCCATCATTTCTGAATAACTAATAATAGACTGTGGATTTATTGAATATTTGTTTGCTAGTCTTTCTTTGAATGTTTCCCAATCTTCAGGACTATTCCATTGAATTTTGCCGTCTTTATCTTTGAGAATCTTGTTACCATCTTTCTGAATAAGATCATTAAAGATATCTTTAGGAACAACTGAAGAATGCTTTGTTATACCGAAGTCTACACGTTTCTCTTCACCTTTTCTAGCACCCATTGAGAAGTTAATCTTAAAGTTGGGTGGTCTATTTTGAACTGAACCTGCAACGTCTGCCATTTTAGTATATGCATAGAAGTCTACAGTAGGATGAGTTGCGGCTAGTTTATAAGCCATTTCTAAATATTTGTCTGAGAAGAAATCACCAGCATCATGCCAACGAATAGTAACTTTATGTTTACCTTGTTTAGCATCTGCTTTTCTGGATTCTCTGTCTATTTCAGTTGACAATTGTTCCATGAATCCGTCAGGATCATTCCATAAGTAGTTAAGTATACGTGTTTGACTTAATGATGATGCTCTCCATTGTACATATCCACCTTTTAAAGCATAACAGAATGTCTTACACTCTCCTGCTCCTGGGCATGTATTTACAATAGCAAATTCTTGTTTTTCTTCATCATAACCTAAACCTGTTAAAGCAGGGATACCAACATTGTAGAAAATACTAGTTGTACCGTCACTGTGTTGCATCTTTTCATTTTGCTTAAGTAACTTAGTCGGACGTACTGTAATGTCTTTGGCTAATTTGTCTAAATCATACGGGTTTTTTTCTTGGTCAACGATAGGGATAAGATCCTTAACTAATGATCTGTGTACATACGGAAGTTTGTACTTATCTGTCTTACCTTTTTGTTTTGCTAGAATTCTATCTAAGTAATCAGTTAATTCTTTGTCGCCTAATTTACGAGATTGAGCATCAAGTACTTCATCGATTTTTGATTGACCTGAGAGTTGTCTCATGTGTCTTAAATGTCTAGCAACTTCGCCTTCATCTGCTGAAGCCTCTTCCTTATCTCTTTTAGGTGGACTTGCATTTGCAATTCTTTGATCTAAATCTGCTTGAGTGCTATCTTTATACTTAACAGCAGGTCCTTTACCATCCTTTCCTAAACCTTCTGTATATTGATCTGCTGGTTCTCTGCGATTCTTTGTATCTCCAAAGAATCCTGCTCCACTACATTCTGGGCAAACCATAACGTCTGTTCTTTGAGGATTGAGTATTGTTCCATCTCCTCTACATTTTTCACATCTACCAGATGATCTCTGATTTGCTGATCTTATGTTCTTGTTATTATTGTAGGGAGGTACATAGAATTCTTCTAAATCTTCTGCTTCATCATCTCCATCAGCCCGGGCTTGTTGTTTGATAGCCAATTCTTCTGCATCTTCATCAGGTTCTACGCCATTATCTAGTAAGAAATCTTCTAAAGACATTACTTCAAAATCATTAGACATGCCGTCATTAGAACCATCTGAGCGTCCTTGAAACTTTGCTGTGGTTTTTACTAAATCTGACGTTACACCCGGATTCGCTTCGGGTAAATTAGATTTGACATTACCCTCACTTTCGTTTATAATATTCAGTATGTTTCGTATATCATGCATAGGTTTTATTTTCCATCACTTTATAAGAGTATTTATCAATGTTTACAAATAACAATATTAAAAGAATTGGCTTCGCATGTAAATGGTCAGAAATCAATCACAAGCAACAAATGGTTTCTACTGAGGGTCTCAATACGGGTTCCACTACACTCACGTGGTTACGTAATAATCCTGATCTCGCAGAACAAAAAATGTGGGACATCATGGAGCGTAATCTGACTAATACATACAATCTTGTATCTAAGGTCGCTACATTACCCCAATCATTACGTATGGTACGTCTAACTAGTGATATGCTATGTGGCTACAGTCATCCTGAATTCGCATACTTCTACAAACAGACTGACGTTCGTAATCGTATGGAGCAACTATGTGCGCCTATCGGTGAGGTTGCACGTACAAACAATGTCAGGCTATCGTTTCATCCAGGTCAGTTTACAGTTCTTGCATCAGCAAGTGAAGGTATAGTAAATAACAGTATAACGGAGTTTGAATATCATGTTGATATGGCAAGGGCAATGGGCTACGGTCGATCATTTCAGGACTTTAAAATCAATGTACACATCTCGGGCAAGAAAGGTCCGCAAGGTATTATCGATGTCTTACCCAGACTCTCACCCGAGGCACGAAACACAATTACAATCGAAAATGACGAAATGTCATGGGGACTTGATGCCAGCCTCGAACTCGCCGATCATGTTGCACTCGTTTTGGACATACACCATCACTGGGTCAAAGACGGAGAATACATTCTACCAACCGATGATCGATGTAAGCGTATAATTGATTCATGGCGTGGTGTTCGTCCTGTCATTCATTACTCAGTATCACGTGAGGATTGTCTTGTAGGTCACAATGCTGATGAATTACCACAGTTAGATACACTACTAGAATCAGGTTACAAGAAGCAAAAACTCAGGGCTCATTCTGAATACTTCTGGAACAATCCAGCAAATGACTGGGCACTTGATCATCTAGCATGGGCTGACATTATGTGCGAGTCTAAAGGTAAAAATCTTGCGTCATTCAAATTGCATGATAAGTATATGACAGAGAGGGATTAAATGTTTGAAAATATAAAAAATATGTTCGGTAAGAAAAAACCCGAACCAGCACCGAAAAAGAAATCAGTACATAAACTTAGTGAGAAGGAAAAGGCAACTAGGGCTGGAGAACCTTGGGTATCTATCTTAGACATGCAACTTGATCCTGAAGATATTAATAACGGTGCATTTGAAATGGATTGGAATGATAAGTTTGTATTGAATCTTATCAAGCAAGGATACAAAGTAAAAGAAGACGATACTGATGAAGAACTTGTAGATAGATGGTTTCAGACTGTATGTCGAAACATTGCATTAGAAGTCTACGAACAAGATCAAGCAGATCCTCAGAATAGAAACAGAGATGTTGATCCTATCACAGGTGCAGAAATGCGAGTAGTTACAAAGAAAGATTTAGGCGATGGCCGCTCAGAGGTACAATAATGGAAACAGTAGTCTTTTGTAAAAAATACCAAGAGGAACTACCAGCAATGTCCTTTCCACCTTTACCAGGACAAGCAGGTAAAGACTTATTAGAAACTGTATCTCAGAAAGCATTTGATGCATGGAAGTCACATCAAACCACTCTTATCAATGAACGCAGAATGGACTTATCTAACCCTGAGACTAGAGCATTTTTAATAGAAGAAATGTATAAGTTCTTTGATAACAAAGAAGTAGCACAAGCAGAAGGTTTTGTCGAGCCTACAAAAGACTCTGGTGTACAAGCATATATTCCGCCTACCCCTCCCCCAATTATTTAATTTACCCTTTTTACCCATAAAGGCTTGCAATCTGCTAAGTTATTGCGTATAATACACTCATATTATGATAAATAAGAGTACTGGTATATGAAATACGCACTAATAGACACAATGAATACATTCTTTCGTGCCAAGCATGTTGCATCACGTAATGCAGATACTTGGGAAAAGATAGGCATGGCATTGCATCTGACTCTAGGGTCAGTCAACCAAGCAGTTCGTAACTATGGTGTCGATCATGTAGTCTTTTGTTTAGAAGGTCGTTCATGGCGTAAGGATTTTTACACGCCTTACAAGGCAACACGTAAAGTCAAAGAACAAGACATGACTGAGGCTGAGGTCGAAGAGAGCGAAATGTTCTGGGAGACTTATCAATCATTAATTGATTTCTTATCAGAGAAAACTAATGTAACAGTTTTACGTGATCCTAATGCTGAGGCTGATGATTGTATAGCACGATTCGCCGCACTACATCCAGATGATGAGCATATCATTATCTCAACTGACACTGACTATCTACAATTGTTATCAGAGTCTGTTCATATGTATAACGGTGTTACTAGACAATTAATTACTATCGATGGCTATTTTGATGATAAAGGTCGTCCAGTCATTGACAAGAAGACTAAAGAACATAAGACACTAGAAGACCCTCAGTATCTATTGTTTGAGAAATGTATGCGTGGCGACACTAGTGACAATGTGTTTAGTGCATATCCAGGTGTACGTAAGAAGGGCACTAAGAACAAGACAGGTCT